GCTTCTTCGGTAACAGGTTCCTTAGTAGATGAGATTGCAGAACTAACTAAAAAGTTTATTGCACAGTCATCTACTAAGGCTGCTTACACAATGTTTAGTGTGATGGCTGATCCTACAGACCTAGGAGTTAAAGAAAAGATGCTTGCAGCTAAGGACATCTTAGATAGAGCAGGCTTTACTAAAACAGATAAGGTAGAAGTGAAGACCTCAGAACCTCTCTTCATCCTGCCATCTAAGGAGTCTGATGACTAAAAGAGCAAGTAAAGCAGAATATCCAGATAAGGTAGAGTGGAGGATACCTTTGAAAGGAGAGATGGGTGAATGGTATCCCATCATACGAGTAGGACGACACATACCCTTTGGTTATAAGCAGGACGAGGATGATCCAGATCTTCTTATTCCGATTCCAGAAGAACTAGAACTTCTAGAAAAAGCAAAACTCTTTCTCAATGAGTACAGTGTTAGACAAGTAGCCCTGTGGTTATCTAAAAACTCTGGTAGAAAGATCTCACATGTAGGGTTATATAAACGTGTCCGAATCGAAGAAAAAAGGCGCAGGTCGTCCAACAACTCTAGGCAATATGCCAGGCGGTATAAAGAGGCGGCAACCAAAGCGGAAAAAATCGAAAAGCAACGTATCGGAGGTAGAGCCACAAGAACTATCAACGGACAGCAAAACTGGGAAGACGTTAATCCTTGGGTCGAAGACGAAGACTCCAGCGACAGTTAAGCCAGCGCCTTTCGATGTTGAAGCTGCACAGGAAATTATCTTTGAGCCTAACGCAGGACCACAGACTAAGTTTCTAAGTGCCACTGAACAAGAGGTTCTATACGGTGGGGCAGCTGGGGGTGGAAAGAGCTACAGTCTAGTTGCTGACCCTGTTCGTTACTTAAACAATCCTAATGCTAGGATGCTTTTGGTTCGTCGTAGTACTGAAGAACTAAGGGAACTTATCTCAGTCTCTAAGCAACTATACCCTAGAGCAATACCTGGTATTAAGTTTATGGAACGAGACAAGACGTGGGTGGCACCAAGTGGAGCTACACTTTGGATGTCCTACCTAGACCGTGACGATGACGTTATGAGATACCAAGGTCAGGCCTTTAATTGGATTGGCTTTGACGAGTTAACACAGTGGCCTACGCCATACCCTTGGGACTACATGCGCTCAAGGTTAAGAACTACCAAAGATTCAGGATTACCCCTTAACATGAGGGCAACAAGCAATCCAGGTGGACCTGGACACCAGTGGGTTAAGAAAACCTTTATTGATCCTGAGGTTCCTAACAAACCTTTTTGGGCTACAGACCCAGAAACAAAAGAAACTATTACTTGGCCCAAGGGTCACACTAGAGAAGGGGAACCTTTATTCAGACGTAGGTTTATACCTGCAACTTTGTTTGATAATCCATACCTAGCAGATGATGGTATGTACGAAGCTAACCTTTTGTCGCTACCTGAACACCAAAGAAGGCAGTTACTTGAAGGTGACTGGGACATTAACGAAGGTGCAGCCTTTCCAGAGTTTAATAGACAGATACATGTTGTTGAACCCTTTGATATACCTAGCGGCTGGGCTAAGTTTCGTGCGTGTGACTACGGTTATGGTTCTTATACTGGAGTTGTTTGGATTGCAGTAGCTCCTGATGAACAATTAATTATCTACAGAGAGATGTATGTATCTAAAGTTATTGCTACTGATCTAGCAGATATGATATTAGAGGTTGAATCAGAAGAGAAAATACGGTATGGTGTGCTTGATAGTTCTTTGTGGCATAAACGTGGTGATACTGGTCCATCTCTGGCAGAACAAATGATTATGAAGGGATGCAGGTGGAGGCCAGCAGATAGATCAAGAGGCTCTCGTATATCAGGCAAGAATGAATTACACAGAAGATTACAAGTAGATGAGTTTACAAAACAACCTAGACTAGTATTTTTTAATAGCTGTCCTAATATTATCTCTCAACTACCTGCTATACCTTTGGATAAAAAAAATCCAGAAGATGTAGATACTAATGCTGAAGACCACTTATACGATGCTTTACGTTACGGTGTTATGACAAGACCTAGAAGTAGTCTTTTTGATTACAACCCCGCATCTAACTCAGGTTTTCAAGCAAGCGATCCAACTTTCGGTTACTAAGGAAAAACAATGGCAGAAGATGATCTTTTTGAAGATGGAATGACAATGGATTCAATAGAGTCTAATGCAATAGAAGATACAGATGAAGATAGTTACTCTGATCCAGATACAGGAACTGTTGTTGGTTTTGTAAAAGGACATTACTATAAAGCTTCTACTTATCGAGAGGCTGATGAAAGACGTTGGATACAATCATACCGTAACTACAGAGGTTTATATGGTCCAGATGTACAGTTTACTTCTACGGAAAAGTCTCGCATATTTGTTAAGGTTACTAAAACAAAAGTTCTTGCTGCTTATGGTCAGATAGTAGAAGTCCTCTTTGGCAATAACAAATTTCCAATTACAGTTGACCCTACTACTTTACCTGAAGGTGTTGCCGAGTCTGTAAACTTTGAATCTAATCCTGATATGCAAAAAGCTAAGAGAGAGTTTAGTTCAGAAGAAACTAGGCTTATGCCTGGGGAAACTGTTGTAGACTTACGTGAACGTCTTGCAGGTCTTAAGAATAAACTTGGACCAGTAGCAGATATTCTTAAAGAAGGTACAGGTAATACAGCTACAGAAGTTACTTTGCATCCTGCAATGATCTCTGCAAAGAAAATGGAAAAGAAAATCCATGATCAACTAGAGGAATCTAATGCGAACAAGCAACTACGTGTTGCTGCTTTTGAATGTGCATTGTTTGGTACAGGTGTTATGAAGGGTCCGTTTGCTGTAGATAAAGAATACCCTAAGTATGTAGAGGGTGAATACAAACCTATAATTAAAACAATGCCTCAAACTTCTTCTGTATCTATTTGGAATTTTTATCCAGATCCTGATGCAAATAATATGGATGAAGCTGAGTATGTAATTGAACGACACAAGATGTCACGTACACAATTACGTGCGCTTAAACGTAGACCTTTCTTCCGTAATAATTCTATCGACACTGCAGTTGGAATGGGTGAGTCCTATTCTAAAGAGTGGTGGGAACAGGCTATGGAAGATGACTCTTATGAAACTAAGACACAACGCTTTGAAGTATTAGAGTTCTGGGGCAATGTAGATATAGAAGTTCTTAAAGGTCATGATGTAGATATCCCAGATAACTTAAAAGATCTAGATCAAGTCTCTGTTAATATTTGGATATGTAACGGTCAAGTTCTTCGACTAGTTATGAATCCGTTTACCCCTACAAATATTCCTTACTATGCTGTACCTTACGAAGTAAGTCCTTACAGCTTATTTGGTGTGGGTATTGCAGAGAATATGGATGACACTCAAACATTGATGAATGGCTTTATGCGTATGGCTGTTGACAATGCTGCACTGTCTGGCAACATGTTAATTGAAGTTGATGAGACTAACCTAGTTCCTGGACAAGACCTGTCTGTGTATCCTGGAAAAGTCTTTAGGCGTCAAGGGGGTGCACCAGGACAAGCTCTCTTCGGTACTAAATTTCCTAACGTATCTAATGAGAACATGCAGATGTTTGATAAGGCACGAGTACTAGCTGATGAGTCAACTGGCTTTCCTTCGTTTGCTCACGGGCAGACAGGTGTATCTGGTGTTGGACGTACTGCCTCTGGTATCTCTATGCTTATGTCTGCAGCTAACGGAAGTATCCGTAACGTAGTAAAGAATGTTGATGACTATCTATTAGGTCCACTAGCTAAAGCTTTCTTTAACTTTAATATGCAGTTTGACTATGACGATGAGATCAAAGGTGACCTTGATGTTAAGGCTCGTGGTACAGAAAGCTTGATGGCTAACGAAGTACGAAGCCAACGACTGATGTCTTTCTTACAAGTTGTACAGAATCCAGTGCTAGCACCATTTGCTAAGATGGATTATATTATTCGTGAGATTGCTAAGTCTATGGATCTTGATCCAGACAAGATTGTAAACTCTATGTCTGATGCATCTATACAAGCAGAGATCTTAAAGAA